CAAGGATATCATATCTGTAAGACTCAGCAACACCACCATTTGGATGCAATATTTTGTTTCTGATTTTATCATCGTAGAAAGAATCTACTTCGATAGAAATTTTGATATTGTTAGGTGCCAAGTACTGTATGAACTGATAACCTACACTCAATGCATTCTGGTGCAAAGGAGAAGATACTTTTTGGAACGCAGATGTTCTAGTATTATCAAATCCTAAATTGTTTGCTAAAGCAATCCAACCAGATCCATCTTCAGTGATAGCTTTATGGAACTGATAAGCTCCCCTTTCACCTGTTTTAAGGATAAAGTGTCTTTCGTCCATGGAAAGTTTACCTTCACACAATTCCATCAACATGTTCTCGATAAACTTAATATTGAAGTTATTGTAGTAAATAGTATTGGAAACTTCCATTTGCTCTCTGATACCAGAACCTTGTTTGATTACATGACCAGACTTACCGATGTTGTGGTAATCACCATTTTCATCTCTGTTACTTCTGGCAAACATCAAGACTCTGTTTTTTTCCTGCTGGAACTGATATTCAAATACCCACTCTACGTGTTGCATCCACATTGGCTGGGAAACAAGTTTTCCAGTCTTAGGATCTTTTATTGTAAGGTGAGTACCTATTCTTCTATCTTTCATATTACCTGGAGCTTTGTGCTGCATCCTTATAGAGGAGAACTCATTTCTCAAGGCAATTGGACTGGAGAAGTAGATATCACCACCTTTGATAGACAAGGTATCTTCAACGATGGAGAATTCTTTAGAGAATCTCTTACCTGCCACTAATTCAGAACCTGGCATACCGTCTACAGCATTACCCATCAATTCTACTTTATAGACCCAATTGGTACCTTCTGTATCAGGCTCATCCAAAATTCTTAACTGATAGGCTTCATTTCTTTCACCTACGATTACGTTTACATCAGAGAAAGCTCTTTCTGCAAATACTAACTCAAAGCTGGCCCTTCCAGCTCCTACTCCAGTAGTTCCTGAATTGACTACTGAACCTTTCCATCTTGCTTCTACCAACGGGAAGTTTCTTTCATAAGCCCCAATAAGATCCCAAGTGAAGTCATCATCTGAATCAAAATACTTGGTTGGGAATTTAGAAAGCATACTTTCTAAGTTACTTCCGTAGTTAGTAGCCAACAATTTGGTCATCAAATTTGATGCTTTTTGAGGACTCATTTGGTATACTGATGCTAAGTGAGACTTAGTAGTCAGACCAGACCAGAATTGAGACTCATACATTTGAAATTTTCCTACTTGTGAAGCCATTATTTATTAATTTTAAAATTGGTTTTGTTTATATGTTATCTATTACTGTTTTTAAGTTATCATCAATTTCGAACTCAGCTACATTTCCTATTGAGTTACCACCAAAATTAATTTCTGTTGTTTTTCTCAATGTGTTTTCAAGTTGTTTCACTGCATTTGATTTTACTTTTTGTGTAAGTTTTGTAAAATCAGTGAACCCGTTTGTCAGATTGAACAGATAGTGCATTTTAATAGTAAATCCTATAGGATCTTTTTCCCTTGCCTGTGTCAGAGCATTTAAAGGTTCTCCAGTCTTTGGGGACTTACCTACTACCTTTGTCATCTGATCATAGACCTTTTGTTTTACTGTTTCGTTTATTTTCAAGCCTGGGATAATCTCAGTTGTTTTATAAAGATCATCTTTAAGTTTTTTGATCTGTTCCTGATTCTTTTTCTCAGCATCAGCCTTTGCTTGTTTTTGATCATCAAGCGTTTTTTGATACTCTTTTTTAGTTGCTTCTTTTAAAGAGGCCAGAGCTTCTTTACTGTCTTCAACATCTTCTCCAAGATCAATACTTCTTTGTGCAAGTTTTTCAGCTTTTTCTTTACTGATTCCCTGGTTTACAAAATCCTGTACCATTAAACCTTTTCTGAGCTCTGCGTTTTCTTTAAGCTCTTCTTCTGTTACAGTTTCCAGTTGTTTTAAAACTTCCTGATAATTATTGTATACCTGAGGTTGTATTCCTGTTCTTACTGCTTCCAGATATTGTTTTTGTTCTTCTGTAAGATCAGCAAACTCATTTTTTTTGATCTCTTCTTTTATTACTTTAAAAAGATCTTCAGGAGTTTTAATTTCTTCAATATTTTCAAGTGAAGTGATGATTCCTTCTTCAGCAAGGGCGGAGGCTAAGGAAGAATAAAGTTTTTGAGAAGAAGAACCCTCGTCATTGGAGGAATCATCTTTATCTTTTGGATCTTCATCCTCAAGATCTTCATCTTGTTTATCTTTATTACCTACGCTCTCTTCCTTTTCAGGATCGGTATCTTTGTTCTGATCTTTATCAGAATCTAAATTGTCTTTTTCTTTGTTTTGGTCTTCAATTATTTCTGTAGTTTCTTCATCTACAAATTCAAAATTGTCACCAAAAGATGTCATGTCAAAATCTTCTATAGCCATTTTTTTATTCTTTTTTTTACCTTCTCGTTGTAAATATAATTTGTTATTAAGGACTTAATCAAGTAAAACAATTACACAGTGTTTATCATAATAAAAATCTTTATAACACTTAATTGATTTTAATTAGTTTGTTTTGGTTTTTGTTTACTTATCTGGATTTTTTTGTCCTCTCTTTCCATTTTGTCATTATGCATTTTCATATCTTGTTGAAGTTTTTTCATCTTGATCATAATATCATCTTTATGTTTAAGTTCATCAAGTCTGAATCCATCTTCATCAATTTCTCCAGCTGCTGCTGCATTTTGAGCTTGTTTTAACATTTCTATCAAAACTTTTGTATCATTATCCCTGATATTTTTTCTTTCGTCAAGCTCTCTATCTTCTGCTTCAGATTGAGCTTTCTGCATAATTTCAGCTTCTTTCATCTGTTGTTCAGCCTGGAATTTTTCTGCATCAGCCTGTGCTTTTTCCTGTTCTTTCTGTTCTATTCTTCTTCTTATTTCAGATATACTTTCAGAAGTATAAATATCCATAAGAGTAGAAAAGTCCATTTTATCATTTTGTATACCTGCGTGTGCAAGTTGTCTCATTGCCTGATCCAATTCCTGGTATTTGTTGTTCAATGATACAAGGACTCCATAATCAGCTTCCCAGAACTCACTTCCATCCATTTCAAGAGCAGCTATACTATCGTCTCCAAGTATGTACTGGACTTTTTTGTTCTTCACATCTCTGAGAGCAAATTTAGCTGTTTCTAAAAACAGATTAAGAACTCTTGCTTTTACAAGATCATGTTTTGCGAACCAGTGTTCTGTAATATGAGCTGATTGATTGACCGATCTTTCAACACCACCTACAGTCTCGTTGGACGAAACCTGTCCTTCTCTTTGTTTGGTAATACCTACAATTTCTCCCATATCAGCTTTAATATACTCAAGCATGTTTATATGCTGTTGTATATAGTTACCCATATCAAGGTTCATCACACGTCCTGTAGTATTAAAATTACCAGCAAGCTTACCAGTAGCAGCTCCTTTGTTTCCTTCTTTGAAACTATCTGTTATAGCAAGACCAGTACTGTAAGCATAATATAACCATTTATCTATTTCCCAGTTTCCAGGTATTTTTGCAAGATCAAGTTCCATCAACGGACCAAGATACTTGGCCATAGCTTTATTTAATCTGTCTTTGGTTGCATCATATAGATACTGATACTGTTTCATTCTGTCCATCACACTGACAGACTTAGCCTGGTTTGTGTTGTAAACAAGACCTTCTATTCCAGGATGACATCTTGAAGGATTATCAAGTTTATTGTACTGAATAGGTCTTGGTCTCATATTTATATAAATATCAGCACCTATTTTAGTACCTTCCCACCATTCATTTATCCATTCAATTTTAGCTTCTTCACCCATTGCTTTATTTTCCTCATAATCTTCAGGAAAATAATCATACTGTACATCACCGTCTTCGTCATAATATTTTACACATTTGACTTTTCTGAATGATCTCCAATACACTCTTAATACTCTGACGTTACCGTTCATGTCAAAGTACTTGTTAAAAGAATGACCATTGATTTCAGCAAGATTAATAAACTGGTCAACTTCATCAGCTTTTACCCATAAATCTGGTTCCTGATGAATAAGACCTACGTGTTCAGAATGATCATTAACTGAAGTAAACCCTCCTTCAATTCTTTCAATATCTTTAGGTTTTAAGTGTTTGTAAAAAGTATCAACCACTCTTCCAGGACTCCAGTATTCATCTATTATAATAAGGTCAGATTCACTTATCCAGGATGAACCACCAGATCGGATTGTGTGTACAGAAACAGGGTTAAGATGAAAAAGTCTTGGTTCCTGACCGATTACATCACACTGATATATTTCTTCACCCATTAAAAGAGCATTTTTAAATCCATCATTGAATTTATGTTTGAACTCCTGTTCTTCAAAATAATGTTTTAATATATTTGTAGCAGTCAATTCTTTGATATCCTGCCATTCGTAATTCATGTATTTTTGGAATTTCTTTAATTGAGCTTCCATCTGGGACTCATTCATATCATCCCTTAAAAGAACCTCTCTCAGTTTTTCCAACCACATATCTCTTTTTCTATTTTCTTTTTCAGAAATAGCATCAGGGTTTGTAACAACTACTTTGTAGTCAAATCTTCTTTTATATTCTTCACCTACCAGTAAATCTATTTTTGGTGCAGCAATAGGATAATGTGGGATTTCGTCTGGTATGAACGATCCCTTAAGATTAGCTGGGTTAATGGTAGCTTCAAGATCTCTCCTGTTTATTATACCATTATAAAGATTTAAGTTTATCAGTTTATTTCTTCTTGACTGTCTTACACCTTCATGATGGAAAGCTGTGTTGTTATCTGCTGCATCAACACATTCTTTTGCCCATTTTTCAGTTTTTTGATTTTTAGTCTTTTTCTGTGAAGGAAAACTGTTTATATTTTTAGTACCTTTCATTATGTTTTATCCTAATTTTACAAATTTATTGATTCTTTGATATTTTTCCATCTTGAACAACATGATTGAGTTTTGATTTAATTATACTTTCATAACTCTTATTGTTTTCCTGATTAAGTTCCTCAAATGATTTATGTCTTGCATCCCAGTTTTGTGTAAAGAAAGGATCATCAGCGTGTTCAGAACCTCTTACCTGAGAACCTTCTTCTTTTAAGTGAAGAATATATTTATGGTAATCTTCCCTTAAAATCATAAGCATACCCATTGCAGAAACCCTATCAAAGTTACCATCTGGATTCCAGTTGATAGCTTCTTTAAGATATCCTATACTTCTGATTTTATGCAGGTTAAGCAATGCTTCATCATCTTTTGCTTTTGATAACATCCAATCAGCCTGAAGTCTTCTGCCCCAAGCATTGATCTTTGTACCTGAATTGGTTCCTTTAGAATTATGTGTAGTAACATATTCTCCAATTAAATAACAACTGTCTTTAGAGTCTACTGTCACACATTTTGCTTTTTCCTGTCCTATAAGCTTTATGTTAACAATACCTGTTTTATAAGCTCTGGTTTTAGTTATTTTTTGTTTTGAATATTTTCTTTCTAGTTTAAATAATGGAATTTCAGAATAAAATCTAACTTTGTATATTTTTCCAAAACGATTAGAATTTATATTTAAATTACAATTTATACCTAAACTTCTAGCAACTTCTATAACATCATTGGCTAATAATTCTGAAACAGTACAATACTCTGGATTACCTCCATAACCAACATGTCCATCTGTATCTAACAACCCCTGTAACAAATTCAATCTAACTTCTTTTGAATTAAATTTATAAATATCTGGAATAAACTTATTTCTAGACTTTGTTTCTTGTAACCCTAAGCTTTTTAATTTTTTACCAATATCATTGATTAAAATTCTATGATGTCTGTCACTATAAGTTTTTATTTCATAAGGTATATTTTTTTTATAGTTTTCTAAATCAGATATACTGGACGTAAAGTAAAATTGATGATGTCTGGATTGTGTCATACAACCATCTCCTATAAATAAACCCAGTAAGTAAGGATCTATTTCCACTTCTTTTGTACTATAGTCTACTCCTTTGTTTTTTGGAATATAAAATTTACATTCTTTATATTTTCCTTTTTTTCTATTTATATTCTCTTTTATTAATTTTGTGGATAATACTTTTTCATAACCATTCCAATCTATTACTTTCCATAAATGATTTTCTGAGGCTTTTATTTTCCTACCGTCAGTTAAAGTCAGTTCATATATATCAGTAACATTATCAAACGGTATATCAATTACTTTTGTGATTCCACCATAAGAATTAAATAACAAGTCTCCAATTTTAACATCTCCCCATTTTTTTATACCATCGGGTGTGTATACTTTTTCAGAATAAGGATGGGCTTTGTTTCCGTACGCTGGTGTTGCCTTAGCATAGTCCATATCTTTAAGTATTGTAGGATTATCAGCCAGATAAGACAACTGGTTTTTGTTTGAGAAGTAAGCATAAAGACCTTTCTTATCATTTTCGTAGTTTGCAATTGCGTTATAGTACATAAGTATCCTTAAGCAGTTTTCATAGAACGTGTTGGCAAACTTGGGTCTTGCTGTATATTCACATACTATTCTATCAGTAAGAACATCCATGACAAATATAGATCCCAGAGAGTTTGTCGAACTGTGATCATCATCAAAAGGGTCAATTCCAGCTATATATCTGTATCTTGGAGGTACTCCATCCAATCCTATTTTAGGTAGTTCAAATATCTCAATAGCACCTTCTTTATTAAGATTGTCTTTTATAGGAAACTCTCTTACAACTTTGCTATCAGCATCTGGTTTATATTCAACTTTTGCGGTTTCAGGGTTTATACTTAATCTACCTACATAATGTATTGATGTAAACTTCTGTAAATTAGGACTTATTTCAGAAAGATAATCTTTAAGGTCACCTACTGGAAACAGTGTTCCTTCTTTTCTCATTACAGATTCCTGTGGAGTGATAGGTCTATCAGCTTTTTCCTGAGTTAAAGTGTTGGGATCAGAACTGTTAAGTCTGATAATCTCTCTTCCTTCAAAAATCTGACCGAGTGCTTTTATTACATTTGAGTTACCGTTTGAATCATAACAGTGTTTTCTGTTCATGTATTCAGGAACAAAGAAAGCACATTCACCTTTACCTCTTACTTTATCAAATACATTTCTTAGTGCTAATATCCTATAACCAGTGGGATTATAAAACAGTTCTTCAGCACCCTGGAAAGCTGCACCTTCTGTACCACCTGTACCAAAAGCAACCATGAATCCGAATGTCACAGGACCATCTTCAAGAGAAGGTCTGGCAATTGCCCATGCTTTAAGAAGTCCAGGGAATATACCTGACTCCTCAAAGAGAAGAAGTTTACCTCTTTTACCCCTTGCTTTTTCAGGGTTGTTTTTTAAGGTTACACCTATGATTTCTGATTTGATACCTTTTACAATACCTGTTTCAGGGTCAGTATAAGCTGCAACCCTGTGTTCCATAGTATTCTTTTTCTCTCTGGATTTTCTCCACGGAGTGTGTTCATCAACCCAGTCCATGCCATCCCATGCTTTGTTCAGAATACCATCAGATGTAAGATACTCAGATTCAGAAGCAAGTGCATATGATTTTGATTTTGGAAAGTGATAGAAATTTCTATCCAACATTGATCCACATTTAAATGAGTATCCTCTACCCCTTGTTTTAAGGACATCTCCGAAAAGACCCATACTTTCAGCTTTTTCCACGTAATGAAAGAACATGTAATCAGAATCCCATACGTCAGGAAAATCATATATACGTTCAGCTCTACCTGTAGGGCTTCCATTATCGTCCAATATGTCTTTTGTCCTTAAAATAGGAGAATAGTTAAGATACCAGTAATAATATCCAGGTATCCATTCACCATCACTTTCCCTTACATGACCTTCCTTACATCTTCTTGCTTCTTCTGTCCAGAATTTATAAAATTCTGAGTTTGGGTGTCTATTGGGATAAAGATGTGTATAAACACCGTGTTCCTGAAAATAAAGAGCTCTCTCACGAAAGTAATCCATATCTTCAAGAATATGTGGGTTTTCAATACTCACCTTTATTTTCCCCTTTGAATCCTTTGGTAAGTCTTTTGCAAAAGGTCTGTCTTTTTTAACTATCCAGTTTAAAAGTTCAATCTGTTCTATATGTTCAATAACTTCAGTTCTTATTGAATCTTTCAGACCATTCAGTTCTTCATAGAACTTTGGGTGTATTCCAAGTTCTTCGTATTCTATTTCCAGATCTTTTTTATTAACCATCTTCAAACATTCCTTTTTCTCTACCTGCCCTTAATTTACCATCAGCCTGTTGTTCTTTTCTTACAAGAAATTCAAGTTTCTGTAATCCATCAACAAGGTCTGCGAGCTTTGAGATATTGTTCATAAGTTTTGTGGAATCATGTAGAAGTTTTCCGTTACCGTCCACTGCTTCAAGATCTACATTTTTAAAATAATCTCTTAATTTATCTATTGATCCGTAAGCATCTTCTAAAAGAAGCATTGTTTTTGTTTTAGAAGTTTTAGCATAAAACTCTATTGCTTCTTTTATAAGATCATCGTCAGGATTTATTTTATTACCAAAATCAAGATTCATCATAATCTGTTCTGATCTTTCATTAACATCACTGATCTCATAGAAATCAGATTTGTAATCCTGCATATAATAAATATAGGCAAGCTCAGATAAAGCCTGCCTTTTATTGGAACTTTTGTCTCTGTCCCATATTTCTTTGAACTGCTTTAATACATAAGCAGCAGGATCAATTTTCAGATTGTACTTTTCATCTAAAATAAATAGTTTCATTCTTCAATTACCATTAAAATTTCTCTGTCAGTTAACAGTAAGAAATCTTCTGTTTCATCTTCTTTAAATTTTTTCAGATCTTCAACATATTCTCCTGTTTCTTTATGTAGAGTTATGTTCAGAATTTTAGCATTCTTTGCAGTAACCTTACTGTAATCCAAAAGCACTTTGTCACCTTCTTTAATATTCACACCGTTTTCAGGTTTGACAAAAGGTCCTACTTTTACAACAGTCTGTATGTCTTTAATGACTCCGTCCCTTGCTGCATTTCTTGTGTCAGCACTTAAAATAAGTGTAGAGTTGACCATGTTTTTTGTAACCAATATATGGTTAAACGATAATTTTACCTTAGCTTTTTTCATCTTTCAATTCTTTTTCTATTCTTTTTCTTTGTATATGTTCGTTATATGCAATAATGTTTTTTAATTCGTCATGTAGTGTTTTTGAGTAAAAAGCTGTAAGTGCAGCAAGGTCTGTAAGAATATAAATCTCCTTTTTATCAGGTTCTATGATTCCCTGTTCCAGAATTCTGTACATTATAATATCATAATTATGTAAACCTACAAGTGATTTTCTAAAATCATATTTTGGTTTTTCATGAATTTCAGGATCATCCTTGTATTTTTCCAGCTGAATCTGATATTCATGATCATTAATAACTTCTTTAACCAATATTTCCATCTTCTTTTTTATTTTTTCTTTTTTTCAATAAATGTTCAGGTATATACAATGTACCTAAAAACCTGAATCTAAAATTTGTTTTTTCATTCTTAACTTCTTCATCACTCATTGATTTCAAATCAAGTTCTTTTATTTTTTTATAAGCAAATTCAAATTGAGAATGACATATTTCTTTTATTACTCTTTCAGGTAATCCATACTTTAAAGAAAGTCTTCTTATTATTCTAAGCTGTTCATTATCCATTTTTAATAATAAATCTGAAAGTTAATTCAAAAGCTTCATCGTTATTTTCTATGTTAGGAATAAACAGAGCTACAACCTTGTTATCAACCAATACTTTTTTCTTTCTCAGTGATGTAAGAGTATTTTGAAAAACAGCATTTCCCATATCAAGCTGATCTTTTATTTTTTGTTTTGTATCATAATCAAAGACATATTTCCAAAGATCTTCTTCTCTTTTAAAATTATTTTTGTTTACTATATACTGATATAATAAAGCCCCTAAAACATTTATTTCCTGATTTGTAAGTTTATGCATCGGTTTTGTTATCATTAAAAACTGCATGATACAGTTTTCAAGATTTACTTTAAACACCGCAACCTTTTTTGATGTTTTCATTACCATTTGTTTAAAGGACACGTACTTTCTCTTGATCTTATTTTAGCAGATATAATACATCCGCATTCTTTACAATAAGGTACTATACTTTTACTGTTTTTGTCACAGTCTTCACATATTTCATTTCTTACTTCAGCAAGTTTTTCAATATCACTGTCTTTTTTCACAAGATTTGAATAACCCTCTATTATGTTTTTAAGATTCTTTCCCATCCTGGTTCTTTGTTTTTAAATCTGATTCTTTAATATAAGAAGTATAATTGACTGCTCCACAATCTCTGCATTCAACCTGATCAGCTGAATATTCTATAAGATGTAAACTTCCACAATTTTTACATATTTCCAGAATCCCTTCTTCTTCAAGTTCTTCTTTAGTTTTTTTCATCTCATTAATTTTAGTTTCAAAGGTAAGATAAATTATTAATATAAGTCAAGTTTTTTCTTATATTTATTTTTCTTCCTAAAAGAACCATCTTTGTGAGTGTGGATATGTGGATAACTATGTTGATAACTTTTTTTAAAAAGACTTGTTTTTCTCATAAATAACTTGTAGCTTTGTGCTTAAGCTAACAGCTCAACCAAAAAACTACAATGAATTGGCCTCGTCCGTAGTTCCTGCGTTGTTAAAGACTATTACCATTAACGTTTAAAGGAATGTTGTATTGGAGGTTAAGGAACCTTGTTAGTAAAAATTATAAAAAATATGGAAAAAATTCAAAAACTTAAATTATGGTTTCTTTCAGCTGGCTTCAGAAGTATAGGCTGGCTTGGAGCTTTTGCAGCACTTTTACTTCTTGGTCAAACTTTATTGGCTGGTGTGAGTCTCGGTGTATTCCTTTCTGATAACTGGATAACAATTAAAGAAATTATCAATAAATAACTTTTTGGCAATTGTCTTTAAATTAAAAAAGCTTTGGGAAACCAAAGCATTTTTTGTTTATAACCTATACATTCATATTTTTTAATCTTTTATCAAAGATACTCATTTTCAGGTTTTTAAAAAAATTTTTTATAATATTTTTTTTCAATTTTTACAGGTGAGTGTGTGGACCACATTCAATCACCACCCCCCTTTGGTTTTGATCGGGATGGTACCCCCCTACAAAATGTTACTTTCACACGCTATAATATGGAATGTATAGTCAAGGAGAAAGTAATTAGCTTCGAAACGTGAGCTAACACTGAGTCTTTAGTCTAATCAGCTAATACTCAGTGTGAATCACCAATTGAATATTTGATATCACATGATATCATTACTCTTCTTTTGCTTTGATGGTCACCATTAACGGTGTAGTAGTTGTTGATCCTGATTGGATCAATGACTATGATTGGAAATGAAGATTATTTTCAATCAGCTAGGTTATGCTTCCTGGTCTACAACAAAAAGCACTTGTTTTTTAATTTACATTCAATCATTACTCTTCTTTGGTCGTGATGTTTAACTAAAACCCTTATATCTTATGGCAATTGCTAAATTCCACTCGTTAAGAGGCGAAAAATCAGCCCTTATTCTTGTCAAGGCCAACCAATTCGTATTTGGTTGGACACCTGTCTATGTTCCTCGTGGTCCATTCGTGGACGATAATGGGGAGGTTTTGGAGAAATTCTCCAAAGAGGATCACACCTTTGAAATCCCTGATGGTTTCAAATTAGTTCCCATCGTTGATGAGAATGGTGAGATCAGAACAACATCTGACGGTGTTGAGCTGAAACAGCTCGCATATTAAAGATTGAGCCCTTAATTGGGCTCTTTCTTTTTAGTTTATCTTTAATAGTTCTTTTAAAGGGGTTAACATTCAATCATCACTCTTCTGTGGTGTTGCTGATTAGAATTGATCAGCTTAATGAATCAATTGTTCCAATACAAATGGTGCTGTTGTTCATTAAGTAAACTGCTGTATTCTATTGAGTAAACTGCTACAGCATATCACCATTACTTTTCTTTGGTCTTGAACTGTTTGAAAAGTTTTTTGAATGTAGTTCGGGCTGTGCCTAGAACAAACCCAGTATTTTTCATCATTTTTTCAACCTTAAACTTTCCTTCAAATAACAAATATATAACACATACTACTAAAATCGTCATCAGGATATCACTGCGTAAGCACATAGATCTGGTCATAGGTTTAAAGCCCTTGTAGTTATTTATATTATTTTTGCTTACAGTTATTGTACACACTGACTGTAAGTGTTTTCCTACCCAACCCAAGGGGCAGATATTCTGTATCATCCATATACCTTTCAAAAGGTCAAAGATGTGAGGGTAGTGAAAACTAAAAAAAAATTATAAACATATGGTAAAAATCAGAATCAATTTTACCATTCGGGATTATTATAATTACATAGGTACATCACCTTATTATTCTTTAAAAAAAAGAGTAATAAATTCAATGCCCTGTGAATTACAAACAGGTTATAATATGAAGTTTAAAAAACTTGATTTAAGTTTTGGAATCTATTACAGAGTCCATATATCACTTAAAGTAAAAGATACTTCATTTGTACCTAATCTAATGGAAAAGCGCAAGAATTTTGCACATAAACCATTGGATATATC